CCTTTCCTCGCAACTTTCCAATTCGCGGAGGAAAAAAGTGATGGCCCGTCGCCCGGTGCCGTTGGAGGTCAAGCAGGGCAAAGGGACGGCCCGGGTTGGGCGTGAGGCGAAGACGCCGCCAGCGCGCGTTGCGGGGCTGGTGAAAGCTCCGGAGGGCATGTCTGGACATGCGCTGACCTGTTGGGCAGAGATGGCGGACCTGTTGACGAAGCGCGGGCAGCTGACGCTGGATAGCCGGCCATCGTTGGTCCGCCTGTGCCAGACCTACGCCGAGTGCGTGGAGCTGGAAAAGGTGATTTCCGAGGAGGGCCGATTCCAGGACGTGAAGACCGGTTCGGGCGATTCCATGAAGCGCGCGCACCCGGCGCTCGCCGCGCTGGCCGATGCCGACCGCCGGTTCAAGGGCTGGCTGATTGAATTTGGATTGACGGATGCAAGTCGAGGAAAGGTCAACGCCCTCGCGATCCGGCAGCCGACTGCCCGAAAAGGCAAGTCGAAAGCCGGCGCGAAAGTCGAAGCCCCGGGCTCGCGTTTCGGCCTCAACTGATCCCACGTCGCGGTACGCGCGGGATGTTGTCGCCGGGAAGATCATCGCCGGGCCGGTAGTGCGCGATGCCTGCGCGCGCCACCTGCGTGACCTTGAGCGGGGCGCTGCGCGCGGGCTTACTTTCGACCTGAAGCGCGCGGACTACGCGCTGTCGTTCTTCCCCGAGGTTCTGAGGCTGAACGGCGGCGAGTTTGAAGGTGTGCCGTTCGAATTGGATCCGGCGCAGGCTTTCATCGTCGGATCGATCTTCGGATGGGTCCGGAAGGACGGCACGCGGCGTTTCCAGACGGTGTACGTCGAGCAAGGGAAGGGCAACGGGAAATCACCGCTCGCTGCCGGCATCGCCCTGCTGATGCAGGTCGCCGACAACGAGCCGCGCGCCGAGGTGTATGCGGCGGCGACCAAGAAAGACCAGGCGATGGTGCTGTTCCGCGATGCGGTGGCCATGGTCGACCAATCCCCACTGCTGTCGCGAGCGTTGGACAAGTCGGGGCGAAACGAGAAGGTTTGGAACCTGTACCACCCGAAATCGGGCAGCTTCTTCCGGCCGATATCGAGCGATGACGGGCAGTCTGGCCCGCGCCCGCACTGCGGATTGCTGGATGAGGTGCACGAGCACAAGACGAATACGATGGTGGAGATGATGCGCGCCGGCCTGAAGGGTCGCCGGCAGCCGCTGATCTTCATGATCACGAACAGCGGATCGGATCAGACGTCGGTTTGCTGGGAGTATCACGAGTACGCTCGCGAGGTCTGCGCGGGCGAACGCGACGATGATCGGTTTTTCGGCTACGTCTGCGCGCTGGACGAAGGTGATGACCCGTTCGAGGATGAGGCGTGCTGGATCAAGGCGAACCCGCTGCTCGGGGTGACGATCCAGCCGCAGTACCTTCGCGACCAGGTGACGCAGGCGCGCGGCATGCCTTCAAAAGAGGCGATGGTTCGCCGGCTGAACTTCTGCCAGTGGACTGCGGCGCACAATCCGCTGATTCCGCTGGAGGCATGGACCGCCGCCGAGGCGTCGTTCACGCTGGAGAAGTTCCGAGGGCTGCGCGCGACGCTTGGGCTTGATCTATCGTCGACAACGGACCTGACGGCCGCAGTGTTCGATGTTCGGATCGATGGCCGGTATTGGTGGTTTCCGATGTTCTGGATTCCCGAAGGCCAAGTGGCGAAGAAGGTGAAAAAGGACAAGGTGCCGTACGACCTGTGGATCAAGCAGGGGTGGCTGAGAACGACGCCAGGCAACGCGATCAATCTGGAATCGGTCTGTCGCGATATCGGCGCCGAGATCAAGCGACACGGGCTGAAGGTCGAGGAGGCGCCCTACGATCGGTGGAAGATCGAAGAGTTCAAGGCGGCGGCCGATCAGGCGGGGCTTTCGCTGCCGCTGGTCGAGTTCGGCCAAGGCTTCAAGGACATGGGGAAGGCGGTCGACAGTTTGGAGATCGCATTGACCGATGGCCTTTTGCGGCACAACGGCAGCCCGGTGCTGCGCTGGTGCGCGGCAAACACGGTCGTCGTCACCGATCCGGCCGGCAGCAGGAAGTTCGACAAATCAAAGCAGACGAAACGCATCGACGGCATCGTCGCCGGTGCGATGGCGCATCACCGCGCGACGCTGCTCCCCGTAACTACTGCTGTCCCAAGGGTCCGGTCCTGATGCGCGAAGAAGACATCAAAGCGCTAGCCCATTTTTGGCAGCCGCAGGCCGCAGTGAAGCCGGAAGACCCGCGCGCACGGCCGGGCTATTTCTACATCGGCCCGAACAATGCCGGCGTGCGGGTGACGCACGAGACAGCGATTCAGGTCGACGCGGTTTGGGCGTGCATTGACGTCATCGCGAAGGCGATTTCGTCGTCGGACTGGCTGGTGTACGAGCGCACGAGCGCCAAGAAGCGCAAGGAACTGAGCCCGCACGACGACCGGCTGTCATACGTGCTGAACACGCGGCCCAATCCGGAGATGACCGCGCAGGCGTTCCGGCGCGCGCTGATGATCGCGGCGCTGTCGTGGGGCAATGGCTACGCCGAAATCGTGCGCGACATGGCCGGCCGCGTCACAGAGCTTTACCCGATCGCACCGGATCGCGTCGAGCCATACCGCGACCGGGTGACCGGCGAGTTACTGTTCGAGGTCAAGAACGACAGCGGCACGGCGACCGTGCTGCGCGGGCGGGATATCTTCCACGTTCGCGGCCCGAGCATCGTCGGCATGATGGGCGACGATCTGATCGCCAAGGCGGCCGGGTCCATCGCGCTGTCCATCGCTACGGACAAATTCGCTGCATCGTATTTCGGCAACGGCACATTCTTGGGCGGCATCGTCGAAATACCGGGCGGGCTGGATGATGCGCCATTCGAGCGACTGAAAAAGGAGTTCAACAAAGAGCATCGCGGCGTCGGAAATGCCCAGAAGACGGCATTTATCGAAAACGGGATGAAGTGGATTCCGAACGATTCGGACGCCGAAAAGTCGCAGCTGATCGCGGTTCAGCAGCACAACGTCGAAAGAATCTGCCGATGGTTCGGCGTCCCGCCGCACAAGGTTCAGCACCTGCTGCGGTCGACGAACAACAACATCGAACACCAGGGCCTGGAGTTCACGCGCGACGCGCTGCGGCCGTGGGCGCGCGAGATGCAACAGGAGGCGGATTACAAGCTGTTTTCCGACCGTGGGCCGACGCGATACACGCTGATCGATCTGGACTGGGCTTCTGAGGGCGATTTCAAGTCGAGGATGGAAGGGCTTCAGATTGTGCGAAATGCCGGCGTCATCAACGGCAACGAGTGGCGAGATGAGATCGGTTACGACGACATGGGCCCGGACGGCGACAAGTACATCGTGCAGGGCGCGATGACCGAACTGAAGAACGTCGGCAAGGTGTACGAAAAGCCGGTAGCACCTGCAGCACCTGCAGCCGAAGACGCCGACCCGGAAGACCCAGAATCCGCCGCGATGACCGCATGGCTGACATCGATCTACGACCGCGCCGCGCGCTGCAGGGCGAGCAACCCGGACAAGGACCCGGAGCAGTACCTTGAACGCCAGCTGCAGGACATCTTTCCGCACTTGGAGCAGTACGCGCCAGACGCTCGCGCGCAGGCAATGGATGCCGGTCGCGGCGTGCTCGCTGGCGCGCAGGCAAACGCATCGGCGCGCCGCGCCATCACCGCAATCATCGGAGCAAGGCAATGACGTTTTTCGCAAAGGCCAACGGCAAACGCGGCGAGATCTATATTTACGAAGAAATCGGCGCCGGCTGGTATGGCGGCATCACGGCGAAGTCGTTCTCGGAAACGATGAAGGAGCTGGGCAAGGTCAACGCGCTCGACATCTACATCAACAGCCCCGGCGGCTCAGTGTTCGACGGCATCGCGATCTACAACCAGATCCGCCGCTTCGACGGTGAGCGGGTCGTGCACATCGACGGCATCGCCGCATCGATCGCTTCCGTCATCGCAATGGCCGGCGACAAGATCAACATCGCAGCCAACGGCATGATGATGATCCACGATCCGTGGTCGGTCGCCTTCGGTACTGCCGACGAAATGCGGAAGATGGCCGACTCGCTGGACAAGGTGCGTGACACGATTCTTGATACCTACGTCGCGACGACGAAGGGCGACCGAATCGAGATAAGCGACCTGATGTCCGCCGAAACGTGGCTCAGTGCTGACGAAGCGGTGGCGAAAGGCTTCGCGACAAACAAGACCGACGAAAGCAACATCAAGGCCGAATTCGCGATGCTCGCGAAATTCCAGAACACACCGAAGCTGCTGCGGCAGTCGTCGACGGCTTCGAGTTCCCTGCTTGCCCGCATGGACAAGCGAACGATGCAACTCCGCCGGGTCAGCCCGGCGACCGCGTAAGGGTCAGCCCGCACGCAATCCAACCGCCCGCCGTCTGGCGGGTTTTCTTTTCAGCCCCAAGGAAAAACCATGAAAAAGTCCCAGCTGACCCTGGCGCTTGCCGCAAGCATGCTGAGCATGTTCGCGGACTCCGCCGACACGCTCGAAGGCCTGCAGAACAAGCTGATCGAGTTGAAGGAAGAGGCAAATTCGATCCAGGCCCGCGCCGATGCCGAAAAGCGCGAGCTGACCGCCGACGAAGAAATGGAGATCGAACAGATCTTCGCCAGCTTCGAAAAGTGCGAGGCCGACATCGAGCGCCGCGAGCGCATCGATTCCATCAATGCCAAGGTCGCCACTCCCGGCAAGCGCCGCACCGAGCCGGATGACCCGCAGAATCGAAGCGATGACCGCCGCGCCAACACGAACCGCGAACCGGCAGCCCCGGCCCGTCGCGTGGTCGCAGAAGCCAGCGACCGCGATCTGCGCGGCAAGTGGGGATTCCGGTCGTCTGCGGAGTTCCTGTCTGCAGTTCTCGCATCCAGCCAGAAGGGCGGCAGCATCGATCCGCGACTGGTCGCCAATGCGCCGACCACTTACGGCTCGGAAGGCGTGGGCGCCGATGGCGGCTTCGCGGTTCCGCCGGACTTCCGCACCACGATCATGCAGAAGGTCATGGGCGAAGATTCGTTGCTGTCGCTGACCGATCAGAACCCGGTTTCAGGCAATTCGTTGACCTTCCCGGCCGACGAGACCACGCCGTGGCAGTCCAGCGGCGGCATCCAGGCGTACTGGGAAAGCGAGGGCGGAAAGAAGGCGGAGAGCAAGCCGCAGCTCGTCGAAAAGACCGTGAAGGCGAACAAGATCATCGCGCTGGTGCCGATGACCGACGAACTGCTCGAAGATGCGCCGGCTATGGCCAGCTACGTCAACCGCAAGGCGCCGGAGAAGATCACGTTCAAGGTCAACGATGCGATCCTCAACGGTACCGGCGTTGGTCAGCCGCTGGGCATTCTCAATTCCCCGGGCACCATCGTGGTTCCGGCAGAATCCGGCCAGGCCGCAGACTCCATCGTCTACGCCAACATCACGAAACTGTGGGGCCGTCTCACACCGTCGGCGCGGCGCGGCGCGGTCTGGATCGCGAATCCGGACATCGAAGAAGAGCTCATGAACATGTCGTTCCCGGGCACGGGCACGGCGGTGCCGGTGTACCTGCCGCCCGGCGGGCTGTCCGAGTCGCCCTACGGCAAGCTGATGGGCCGCCCCATCATCACGACCGAAGCGGCCCCGGCGCTTGGCGATGCTGGCGATCTGATGTTCGGCAACATGGCCAGCTATCTGTCGGTCGTGAAGTCCGGCGGCATCCGTCAGGACATCTCGATCCATGTCTGGTTCGATTACGACATCACCGCGTTCCGCTTCGTGCTCCGCATTGGCGGCCAGCCGTGGTGGAACACGCCGATCGATCCGTATCACAGCGGCGGCAAGCAGCGCGGATTCTTCGCGGCGCTCGGCGCGCGCGACTGATCCAAGGCTGCCTGCAGTAAGCAAAGCGCCGCTCCGGCGGCGCTGAGTTTCATCCCCTTCGATTTCTGAGGTAACGAACAATGTCTGGAATCAACTCCTTCCCGAGCGAGCGCGCCGCGGTTGTCGGTGTGATCGACCCGGATGCGTACGCGGCCAGTACGGTCACGACCGATTACATCCCCCTGAAGAACTTCCACCGGTTCATGGCGACGTTGCTGGTCGGCGATATCGTCTCCACCGGTACCGTCGACGCGAAGCTGATCGGCTACACCAGCGCTGCCGGCGCCGGTGCGGCCGACATCTCCGGTTCCGCGATCACCCAGCTGACCCAGGCGGGCACCGACAGCAACAAACAGGCGGTGATCAATCTGAACACCGACAGCCTCGCCGGTACCGCGTTTACCCACTTCCGCCTGTCCGTCACGATGGGGACTGCGGTCGCGGTCGTCGCCGCGGTCGTTTTCGGCTTCGATCCGCGTCATGCGCCGGCTTCCGATGGCGACGTGGCGACGGTCGACGAAATCAAGAGCGCCTGATCGTGAAGACCGTCAGATTCACCAAGACGGTAGAGCGCCGCCGGCACGGCGCTGAGCAGGTCTTCGAGGAGGGGCAGGAATACACCCTCCCCGATGATCTGGCCGACCACTACACCCGGCGCGGCCATGCGGTCGAAGTCGGCGGCAAGGTAACCGAACAGCAGGCACCGGAAGGCGGCACCGATGGCGACCCCGTGGGCAGTTCCGAGGATGTGGGCGGGGCGGACGGTGCTGATACTGGCCAGCGGGCCAAGCCTGTTGGAAAGCCTGCCGGCAGCGGAAAGGGCGGCGGTAAGCGGAGAGGTTGACGCAATCGCGATCAATACGTCGTTCCGATCGGCGCCGTGGGCAGGGATGCTCTACGGCGCCGATTCTTCGTGGTGGTCGTTCCACGCGCAGGAAGCGCTGAAGTTCCAAGGCTTCAAGGTGACGTGCTCCGAAGATGTGCCGCAGAAGGCGGTTCTACGGATTCGGCAGACCGGCATTGATGGGTTTGATCCGGATCCGGCATGCGTGCGCACCGGGCGCAATTCGGCGTATCAGGCAACACACATCGCGATCCATGCCGGCGCGGCGCGCATCCTGCTGTGCGGCGTCGACATGACGGCAGAGCGCGGTTCGCATCACCACGGCGATCATCCATCGCCACTACGCAACAATACGCCGGGCGGCTTCCGCGAAATGCTGAAGTGCTGGCCCGGCCTCCTACCTGTCGCGCAAGAGCGCGGCATCGAAATCATCAACTGCAGCGCATCATCGGCGCTGGAGTGTTTCCCGAAACGCAGAATCGAGGACTTGCTTCCGTGATCAGCGCCATGTCCATCGTTGCGCGCCCAGGGGCTGAGCACCAAGAGCGCCACGCTGCGGCGTTGGCTGCCGGGCTGGCCGCGCACGGCATCCGCACGGCGCTGACCGGGTCCGTGGAAGCCGCGCAGACGCAGCACGTCGCTTGCTGGGGCTGGCATACAGGCGCGCGTCTGCGCGAACGTGGGCACGACGTGCTCGTGATGGAACGCGGCTACATCGGCGACCGCTTCGCCTGGACGTCGCTCGGCTGGAACGGCTTGAACGGCCTGGCCACATTCGAGCGGCCCGACGACAGCGGTGCGCGGTTCCGTGAGCACTTCGACGGCATGCTCAAGCCGTGGAATCCGGCCGGCGATTATGTGCTGCTGATCGGACAGGTTCCCGGCGATGCGAGTCTGCGCGGGCGCGACCTGTCCGGCTGGTATGCCGAACAAGTGGCGATCGATTGGCGCAGACCGGTGCGGTTCAGACCGCACCCGGTGGCCGTGCAGCGCGGCATCGCGAAGCCTGTGGCAGGCGCCGAAATCATGGGCGGCCCGCTGGCGGATGCGCTGGCTGGCGCGGCATGGGTCGTGACTTACAACTCGAACACCGGCGTCGAATCCCTGCTGGCCGGCAAGCCGACGCACGTCGATGATCGCGGCTCGATGGCGTGGGGCGTCACGAATCGCGAAGCATGGGCACACGGGCTGGCGTGGTGCCAGTGGTCGATCGATGAAATTCGCAGCGGCGCGGCATGGGAGGTTGTCGGCAGACGGGCGGCACTTGAGCTCGCTTCCGGCTGATGTAGACTGAGCCGCGCCTAGGGTAGCTCCCGAAAACTCCGATCCTGCCGGGGCTGGCGCAAACTCAAGCAGGCCGCAACAGGAGGCGGCAAGTGGAAAAGTTCATCTCAATTCAAGACCTTACAAAGTTCGTTCAAAGCCAAGACGGAGATCTGAAAGTCTGGGTTTCCCTGGACGGAACAGAATCAGTTTTTGAGCACGTCGCGCTGCTGAACGTCATTAAGAACAGGAAGTGGCGAACAGAGGTTGTTGTTGCTGGCGTGGCGAGCCCGATCGGATTCATGTCCGCAGACAAGCTGACCATGGAAGACGGTGCATTGCTTTTGGTCCGGGCACCGTTTGTTTGCGTACACGGCGGAAAGAAAGCGATCATGGATGCGATCAATTCGCTCGCAGATGCGGAGGCGCTGATGATTGAGGCGTATTCAAGTAAGCGAGGCGTCGATATGGACGCAATCCGCAGCGCGATTGCAGATGGGGAAGATCATTTTTTTGACACTGATGCCGCCATTGCTATAGGGCTGGCTGATGGGCGATCTGCCCAGTAGCTGCGATTATTGAGACGATCGAAAGCCGCCGAAAGGCGGCTTTCTCTTTGGAGCCAATGTGAACCTGATCACCATCGCTGAGCCAGTAGTCGAACCGGTTTCGCTACAGGACATTTACACGTTCCTGCGGCTTGACCCGTCCGGATCGCCGGCAACGCACCCCGACGACGCCATGCTGAGCACCATGATCCGTGATGCGCGCATTCGCGCTGAGCAGGTAACGCGCCGGGCATTCGTGCAGCAGACCGTTCGCCTGATCGCTGACGGCTTCCCGTGCCGCCGATTCGGTGCAGCTGGCCCGTGGGGCGATGGCGAAGACTGGATCGAACGGGACGGCTGGCTTGAACTGCCGCGCCCGCCATTCGTTGAGGTGGTCGCCGTCCGCTACTACGACGCCGAGAACGTGTTACAGACCCTGTCGCCGTCGGCCTACTTCGTGACCGAGCAGAGTTTCGTTCCCCGGCTGATGGTCGCCGATGGTGGCAGCTGGCCGGACACCTACACGCGCGACGACGCGCTGCAGGTCGATTACGTCGCGGGATACCCCGCAGACGGTTCGCCGCCGGCCGATTTCGCGGCAAACGTGCCGGCGCAGTACAAGAACGCGATCATGATCGGCGTGCAGCTGCTATACGACGAACTGGCGCCGGAAAAGCGCGACCAGCTCGAAGCGGCATTCCAGCGGCAGCTGGCCGGCAACCGCGTGCACCGGTTCTGACCGATGAGCATCCGCAGCAACGTCGACCGTGCCGGGCTAGATCAGCGGGTGGAGTTCATCCGTATGACAGTGACCCAGGACGCGAACGGGTTTCCGACCGAGGCGACGACATCGCTCGGCACGTTCTGGGCGAAGGTCGACGGAACGAAGGCCGGCGAGCGGTTCCAAGATCCGGACGTAGCATCCGGCGTCCGCACAGTCAGCTCATATACGGTCTGGATTCGGTCTGATGTCATGGCCCGCATCGGCCTGACGACCGCCGACAAGGCGATCTGGAAAAAGGCATCTGGCGACGTTGCGATGGATGTGCTGGACATTCCGGATCAGCAACTACGCGGCCGGCTGATCGCGGTCGTGTGCCGCACGGGGTTGAACAATGGCTGAGTTCGTCAACATCACCGGGCTCGATGCTGCGGTCAGAGCGTTGAAGCTGCTCCCTCGCGAGCTGTCCGGCGACCGTGGCGGCCCGGTGCGCGCCGGACTGTTCGCCGCCGGCGCCCTGCTGAAAAAACAGGCCATTGCGAACGCGCCTGTCGGCAAGGGCACCCCGAACCCAGGCAACCTTAGAAAGCAGATGATGCTCTACCGGGACAAGAACCCCGGCGGCATCGGGGCTGCGGAGCATTACATCCTTACGGTTCGCTCGGGAAGGCGTGGGCTTTTTTCTTTCCGCGTCGGCGGCAGCACTCGCGCGCTGACTGGTCGCGATGCCTACTACTGGTGGTATGTCGAGGTGGGAACATCAAAGCAGCCCGCACAGAACTTCATGCGAAACGCATTCGAGGCTGAGAAAATGCAGGCTATCAGCGTGTTCAAGCGCGTTTTCATTGCTGGAATCGATGCCGCCGAAGAGCGCGCCCGCATCGCGAGCGGTGGCAAATGATCGTCCCCGTCTTTTCGATCCTGTCGACCGCAGCGCCAGTGACCGCCATCGTCGGCACGAACGCGATCTGGAAAAACACGCTGCCGCAGGCGCATGCGGCGAAGCGTGCCTATATCACGTGGGCAACGGTCGGCGGGTCGCCTGAGAATTACCTCGACGGCGTGCCCGGCATGGACAGCGGTCGCGTCCAGATCGATTGTTGGGTCGGTGAAGAGGTCTCCGGCGGTACCGGAGCGAAGGTCTGCCAAGACCTGATGATCGCCGTGCGCAACGCCATCGAGCCGCACGCGCACATGATCGGGACGCCAATCGACGACTACGAGAAAGACACGAAGCTGTATCGCTACATGCTCGAATTCCAGTTCTGGGAGTTGCGTTCGTAACCCCAAATCAATCGGCATCCGCCGAATATCGAACCCGGCATCCCGCCGGGTTTTTGTTGCCCTGAACGGGCCTCACCTCCAAAGGAAAAACGCACCATGAGCGGTGAAATCAAAACTCAGGGCACACAGGTCTGGGTTCTCGACACGACCCAGAGCCCGCCGGCTCTCATCAAGATCAGTAACAACACGCAGCTCGGCGATTTTGGCCCACAGGGCAACGACATCGACGTGACGAATCTGGAAAGTACGGCGATGGAGAAGCTGTCCGGACTTCCGGATAACGGTGATGTCACGCTGAATCTCAACCTCGCCGACATCGTTTCTCATCGCTGGCTCAGCGACAATGTCAACGGAGATCGCTTCCGTTTCCTTGTCGGCTACAGCGACGGCACGGGTGTGCCGACGATTGGCGCGCTCGACACGATCACGCCACCGACCGGCCGCACCTGTGACGCCTTCCTGGCGTCCGTGAAGTCGTTCCGCAAGTCGGTCAACACGAACGACGCCATCCGCGCGACGGCTGCGCTGGTCGTCTCCGGCGCCATCACCACGACTTGGAAGTCTGAAAACCCGTAATACGGACAACGGTCCAACTTTCAACGGTTTCGACTGGGCGCGCGGTTTCCGCGCTGTTGACCGTGGCGTATTGCCGCGCGTCCAGACGATCAAGGAATCAAAGTGGCGAATCAAGAAAAAACAGCATCGAACTTCTTCGATGACATTGTCGGCAACGGCCCCGAGAAACGGACAATCGACTATCGCGGCCAGAAAAAGGATGTGTGGTTCCGGCGCATCACTGGTGCCGAACGCATCTCACTGCTCGAAGGCCAGGTGATGGAAGCCGGCGGCGAAGGTCGGCCATCGTTCAAAATCGACTTGGCGAAGTCGGCAGAGAAAAGCGCTAGGCTGATCCAGTTCAGCACCGTCGACGAATTCGGCGCGCAGGTGTTCGACAACATCGGCGCCGTCAAGAAGATGCCCGACGATCTGCTGACGCTGCTCTACAATGAAGCTAGCGACGTGAACAAGGAAGGCGACGGCGAGCCGGGAAAAAGTTAAGGGCCGATCCGTACCTCCGGTTTTGCTGCCGTCTCGCGCTGCTCTACCGGATGCCGGTTTCGACCCTGATGCGTACCATCCCCGCGTGGGACATCGAATTGATGGCCGCATTCCTTGCGGTTGAGCCCGCGCCGGAAGAGCGCACCGAGCACGCAATAGCGCAGTTCATCGCGCTATGGGCTCACTCGAAAAAGGACAAGGGCGCGGAATTTGTTCAGCCGCATAACTACCTGCAATTTCGCAAGGTCTGGGACCGCGATGCGGAACTTGATTCCGTAGACCTTGGGTTGATGGACGCACTGCACCGCAGAGCACAATAACCCCGCTCCGGCGGGGATTTTTTTTTCGTTTGGAGAAACTCATGTCACTCGGCAAGCTGTCAATCGATCTGGAAGCCCGGATCGCGAAGTTCGAGAGTGACATGGGCCGCGCTGCGCGCATCCTGCAGCGCGATCTGGTCAATGGTCAGAAAGCCGCCGAACGCGCGAACAATCAGATGCGGCAGACGATGGAGCGCAACGCTCAGCGCATAGAGCAGTCGGCAAGGTCTGCGGCGACGGTGATCGGTTCGGTATTCGCTGCGCAGCAGATCGTCCAATACGCCGCAGCACTGTCGCGCGTCGCTGACGGCTACTCCAACATTCAAGCAAAGGTGAAATTGGCTGCTGGCGAAAACGCTAATTTGGCCGGAAGACTGGATGAGGTCTACGGCGTTGCGATACGCACTTTCAGCTCGCTGGATGCAACGGCCGGGGTTGTGCAGAAGGCGTCGCTTGGACTGCAAAGCCTTGGGCATAGCGCCGATACGGCTTTCTCTGACGCTATTTTCCTCGCCGAAACCTTCAACAAGGGGCTTTTGGTTTCAGGCGCCAACACTGCGCAAGCCGTGGCGGCTACGGAGCAGTTTGGGCAGGCGATAGCCAGTAATAAATTCAGCGGCGACGAGTTCCGCACCATGATGGAGCTGAACTCAGCATTCGCCCAAGCACTCGCAAAATCGCTTGGCGTGACCACCGCAGAACTCAGGGACATGTCGAAAGAAGGAAAGATCACGACGCAAACGCTGCTCGAAATGAAGGGAAAGGTAAAGGACCTTGACGACCAAGCTGCTGGCATACCGCTAACGATTGGAAGAGCAAAGCAAAACCTAGATGCGACCTTTACAAAGTTCATTGGCCAAGCCGATCAGGCGAATGGCACGAGCCGCGCAGTTGCCGACGGCATTGCCGCAATCGGAAACAACATCGGGCCAGTGGTTCAATCTCTCGGGCAGTTGGCCATCATCGCTGGCGGCGCATTCGCTGCGCGCTCACTGCAAAGCCTTCGCAGCTACGCAGCTGCCATGCTGGAAAATGCCGCAGCCGCCAGGGTCGCGCAGGCTGCAGAGCAGCAGCGCGCGGCTGGTGATGCCGCTGCGGCTCAGCAGGCACTACTGCGCGCGCGTGGCGAGCAGGTGGCCGCACAAGCGACCGCTGCAGCTGCGGCGGCAGACCGGCAGCGCATCCAGGCAACGATCGCAATGGCGACCGCGCAGGAAGCCATGATCCGGGCGAACGCCCTGCGCGCCACGTCAGAGATCGAGCTGGCCAGACTGTCGCAGCAACTGACCGCCACCGAGGGCGCGCGCATCGCTGCGACCGAAGCACTTGGCGCTGCGCGGCAGGCAGAGATCCGCGCCAACGCGCAATTGCTGGCGTCGAATCGCGCGCTGCAGGCCGGGTACGTCGCCACCGGAAATGCCGGCGCATCTGCGGCAGCCAAGATCACGATCGGCATGCGTGCTGCGTCGCTGGCTCAGAATGCGATGACGCTGGCGACGCGAGGGTTCAGCGCAGCGCTTGCGCTCGTCGGCGGCCCCCTTGGCGTCGTGATCATTGGCGTGGGCTTGCTGGCGTCCGCATTCGCAAACGCGCGCGCGCAGGCGGATGCAGCAGAGTCCAGTTTCAAGAACGCGATTCAGGCGTCGCAATCGTTCCAGGACAACCAGAGTCGGGCATCTTTCCTCCAAGCCGGCGCTCAGCTGCTCTCCGATAAGTCGTCCATTCAGCAGCAGCTTGAAGAGCAGAGGCGAGTCAAAGAGCTGCGCGCTAGGGGGATGAATAACCCGTTTATCACGGGCGGGACGCAGACCCGGGATGTGCTGAACGAAGCGATCCGCGTAAATGAAGTCCGGCTCGTCGAGATTAATAAGCAGCTTGAACTGAACCGCCAAAAGATGGAGATGAATCGGGCGGAATGGGACAAGACCACTGCATCGGTCGGAGCCAATACCGGCAAGTATGCCGACCAGCACAACGCGCTGGACAAGGAAATTCAGCAGCTCACCGCTCGCCGGCTCGAAATCACGAAGGGCGTGCGCGCCAGCCTCGAGTACGAGGCGATGCAGGCTCAGGGCGTAAAGACGGCCGCCGAACTGGATGCCGGCACGAAGGCCAGAATTGACACGCTGGTGAAAGAGCGCGCGGCGATCGACGGCGCCAAGGAGTCGCGCCGCGCTGGCGTTCGTGCCGGGAAGGAAGCAGAGGCCCAGGAAAAGCGCAGCGAGTCGGCCGCATACCAGTACAGCAATGCGCTTTCCCAGCTGAGCGAAAGCATGGGGACCGACTTGCATGCCGCAATGGAGCAATACAGCCAGGACGTTGCGAAATTCGGCGAAATCGCAAAGAAGGGGAAGGTTAGCGCCGATGATCTGACCAGGGCCAAAGAGCTTTTGGATGCGCGGCTGGCGCAAACCACCGATGTCATCCGCGCCGACATCCAAGGCCCGCAGGCGCAGGCCACGCTGGAATACGAACGGGCACTAGCGCGAACCCGGGAGCAGGCGTCACTGCTGAAAATGTCGGAAGACGATCTGGCCGCCGCCGAAAAACGGCTGGCCACTGAGTTTGCCGCGACCACAAAGGAAATCGAACGCCGCAGCGACCCGGCCGGCGCACTGATCTCCGATCTTGAATTTGAACTGAGCCTGCTAGGCATGGGTAACGCCGCGCGTCAGACTGCGATCCAGTTGCGGGAGATGGAAGGTCGCGCCACGGAAGAGCAGGCGGAGAAACTGAAGAAGCTCAATGCCGAATATGAGCAGCAGTCGAAAAACATCCGCTTCATGGACACCTTGCGCGGGTCCGCAGTTGATGCGGGCATGGAAATCGCAAAGAACTTTGGCAATGCCGGCGACGCGATTCGCGGATTCTTCGACAGCTTGCAAGAGCAAATCATGCGTCGAATCTTGGAGGGCTGGATCGATCAACTTCTTGGGCCGCAAGGCAGCACCGGGCAAGGAACAAGTGGAGGCGGGAAGCTGTGGGACTTGATCGGTGGATTCTTCGGCAAGGGCACGGGTAGCGCGACGCCATCGGGCTCGCAAGGAGAGACATCGTCCGGCGGCAGCTGGTGGAACACTGCGGTGAGCATCGTCAGCGGAATGTTCGGAGGCGGGCGCGCAAATGGCGGGCACGCGGCATCGAACACGATTTACGAGATCAACGAAAACATCCGCACCGAAGGCCCTGAGATGCTTTCAGTTGGTGGCCGGCAGTTCCTGATGATGGGCGGCCAATCCGGCACGGTGACGCCTGGGAAGGGTTCTGGCTCCGGCTTCACTCAGGTGATCAACAACAACTACGCCGCACCGACCGAGCCACGAACGCAATCGCAGGTTGCAGAAAAGCAGGGGTTTATTACACAGCGCGCGATTCAAAGGAGCCGAGGCTAATGTTCTACAACGTGGAGCTCGATCTCTGTCCAGGCTACGGCTGGCAGGGCGGCCCGTATTTCGATACCCGCATCAAGGCGCTACGAAATGGGCACGAGCGCAGGAATGCGAACGCAGCGCAGGTGCGCCACATGTACATGCTGCCGTTCCAGAACATCTTGGAACAGGCATATCTAGACCGGCTGAAGTCAATGTTTCTCGCAATGCGAGGACGCGCGCACAGCTTCAAGGTGCTGGACCGCAGCGACTATCAAGCGATCAGTGAGCCACTGGGCAATGCGCCGGCAGGAAGTGCTGCGGTGCAGCTGTACAAGGTCAGCACCTTCGGAGTCGCTTCGTACACGCGAACGATCACGAAGCCGAAGACGGTCGCCGTCTATCAGGGCGGCGTCGCCAAGCCGGGCGCCTTCGACCCACTCACCGGGCTATTCACGCCGACGACGGCATGGACGACCGGCGCGGTGCTGACGTGGACCGGCGAGTTTTATGTTCCGGTGCGCTTCGACAACGACTCGTTGCCGATGTCGATTGACAACCGCACAACCAGCGGTTACGTGCTGAATGGCAGCGTGCAGCTGATCGAGGTCTTCGGCGAATGAAGACGATCCCGATTGCCCTGCAGGCGCACAAAGCCCAGCCATTGACGACGCTGTGCGATCTGGTCCGCATCGGCCCGCTCCCCGATGATTCGATCATCGGCATCACGTCTCTGTCCGTTGACGTCACCTACAACGACGGCGACGGCGCGGTGACGTACTACGCGCACACCGGGTTCAGCGGTTCAACGCAGACGTCGACCGCAGACCTGAGCGTCGACAACTCTGAAGCGCAGACGCTGATCGCAGAATTCACGATCCCCGGTGTGACGCAGGACATGGTCGACCGCGGCCTACTCGACAAGGTGCCATTCATCGCCTACCGGGTGAACTATGAGGATCTGACGGACGGGCACGAGATCCTTGGCTCGGGCACGCTTGGCGAGCAAACCGTGAAGGTCGGCGGCCTTGTGGTGCTGGAGCTTCGGAGCATTTCGCAGCAGCTACGGCAGTCGGTCGTCGAGCTGGACAGCCTCACGTGTCGGGTCAAGCGCTTTGGGTCTCAGGTCGGCGACGAGCGATTCCATTGCGGCTACGACATCACCGGCGAATGGGTGACGGGCACGGTCTCTGCGGCCGGAGATGAGCCTACGCGGCAATTTGAAAGCAGCGGATTCACTCAGTCCGAAGATTATTTCGCGCCCGGCGTTGTAGAGATGCTGACCGGAGACAACGCAGGCGCAGTGATTGAGGTCGAAGCATTCGAGCAGATCATCGGCGCCAGCACCGTCGCCGAGATCACATCGGGCATCACTTGGACGCAGTCGTCGGCCTTCTCCGGCCTGACCGCGAATGCGACGAACATGCGCGACGGCGATCGGACGACTGGCGGCGCGACAACGAACGCCAACGCCACGGAGTACATCCGGCTTGACCTTGGATCCGCTCGCCCGATCAGCCGCATAGCGCTTGCCGGCGGCAACCTGCCCGGCTGGGGTGGAGTTGCCGCCTACTTGAACGGCCGACCGCTGCAGTATTCGCTGGACGGCACGACGGGATGGACAACGGTCGCCACGGTCTCTGGCGTCAACGACACCGGGACGCTGTTCAATTTCAACTTCACAGAGGCAAGCGCGCGTTACTGGCGAGCCTCAAGAGTCTTCAATTACATAGCAGCCGCCGAGTTTCGGATATACGAGACGACGCCAGGCGGAGTTATTGGTGGGCGCGTGACGCTGCAGTTCACCCTGCCAAAGCCGATCAACCCGGGCGACACCTTCCGGATTCGCCGAGACTGCACGCGCGCATGGACAGGGCGCAACAGCTGCGCGACGTACCACGGCACAAGCAAGGGCCTACACTTTCGCGGCGAGCCCTATATCCCGGTCGCCGATGCCGTGCAGGTGCCTGGGGCTGAAACGTGACGCGACTCGTCGAACCGCTGACCGACGACGAGCGGTTGGAATTCGTCGCTACGGCGCGCACGCACGCCAAGGCCCGGACCCGGTTCAAGCATTGCGGCCGGTCTAAATTCGGTCTGGATTGCGTCGGGTTGATCCGAGTCTGTCTTTCTGCAGTTGGTCGCGAGGTTGAGGACCGGAAGCGCTACGGACGCAGCCCGGAGGATGATCGGCTCCGCGAGGCGATGCGGCTGCATTTCGGTATGCCAATTACCGATGATCCGCGACCAGGAGATGTACCACTGATGCGTTGGGATATCCGCCCGCAGCACGTTGGCCTACTCGGCGATTACGTTCACGGCGGCCTGTCGCTGATTCACGCCGACGCCATGTTCGGCGCGGTGGTTGAGCATTCATTCTCTGGCGACTGGATCGCTCGCACTATCGAGGTATACCGCCCGTGACGACCCGCACCCTATTCGGCGTTGCCGGCGCCGTCGTCGGTTTCTACGTCACTGGCGGCAACCCCGAGGGCGCGCGCTGGGGCTTCATGATCGGATCGGTCGTGGGCGGCATCGTTGATCCGGAAGTGCTGAAAGGCCCATCCCTTGGCGACGGTCAGCAACAGACATCGCAGGCGGGCGTTCCCCGCCCGATCATCTACGGCATCGCCGCTGGTCGCGGAAACGTGATCGACCGTGGCGAGCTGCGCAAGATCAAGGTGCGGGAAGAGCAGGGAAAGGGCGGGCCGATCGTCGAATCCGAGCGCTTCATTCTCACGTACGCCATTCGCATCTGCGAAGGGCCCGCGCACGTGCGTCGTGTGTTGAAAGACGGAAAGCTGGTCTACGACATCAGCGATATGACGCAGCGGCCTGATACTTCCGGGGACAAGTGGACCGAGTACCGGATCGGCCGCCAGACGATGAACGCCAAGTTCCTAAAGACGTACCGCTTCTACACTGGCGACGAAACGCAGCTCCCTGACTCTGCGCTCGAAGCGATCCACGGCGTCGGCGAGACCTGCGCCTATCGCGGGACGGCTTACATGGCCGCCGTCAACGACGACGTGACCGAGCGCGGCGGGTCGGTGTCAGACTTCCTTTTCGAGATGGCCAGCAGCGCGACGCTCACGCTGTCTTCGAACGTGCTGCCGTCGTCCACTCGCCCAGATACGCCGTTCGGACACGGGTACTCGACCGGGCCGCTATCGTATGCGCACTATGTCCCGACGCCATCTGACGCGGCCGTGGTCTTCAGGCTGCACACCTTCAACATCACCAGCGTGGCCAGGATACGGGTCGCGGCCTTGGGCACCGCGCCAGCAAGCAGTGCTGCACCGGCAACGTCGGCAGACCGCGCCATCATCGACGGTGGTGCGGTCTACGACAGCGGATGGTACGCACCGACGGAAGCCAAGGCGGACGAGTTCCGCGCCTACGAAATAGCACAAGGGCGCACGCCGCCGATGGTGATGGTCGGCCTCCCGGGTGAATCGGTCGTCTATCTGGACGATAAGGCCGGCGGGTTCCTGTGCTTTGCGGACATGTACCACATCGGATATGAAACGGCGTCGTGTTCAATCGACTGGCCCAACTACACGGGCGCGGTGACGTTCAATGCAACACCGGAAGTTCAGGGCGCGCTCCTCGGCAGCGATGGCGAACTGTACTGGCCGGCATGGGTGACGCCAAGCGATGACCGAAAGCTGACCGTCGGACTGATTCCGGCCGCCGACATCGTGACCGACATCGCCGGTATGGTCGACGTCACGCCGGCCCAGATGGATCTCGTACAGCTCGCCGGAATCAACGTGCGCGGCTACCTGCTGGCACGTCAGATGAGCGCCGCAGACGCCATCAAGGGCCTGCAGCTGCCGTACATGTTCGACATGCCTGAATGGGACGCGAAGCTGCGCGCAGTGAGGCGTGGCGGGGCGGTCGCCGCAACCATCACCGACGACGACCTGATCGACTCGGATGACGATCAGGTCGTTCGGCACCAGACGCTTGAATTCCCGCGCCGGCTGACGATATCGGCGCCGGACCCCAGTGCAAGCCACGCGATCGTGACGCAGACCGCGCAGCGACGTAGCACACTGGTCAAGGCGGAAAGCGAGGCATCAATCGGTCTGGCCCTGACTCTGCTCCCCGACGAGACCGCGCAGATCGCCGACACGCAGCTCAAGATCCTATGGGCGAACGCGGAGGCCGAAGCGGAGTTCAGGCTACCGGAAGAGTGGACATTCCTGACCCCAAGCGATGCGGTCGAATACAGCGGCAAACGCTACCGGCTGGATGCTGTGGAATACGGCGACGGCGAAATGGTCTGCACCGCGCGCTACGACCGCGTGAGCGCCTACCAATCGAACGCCGTCGGTATCTCCGTGGACGCTACCCCCGCGTTCCTGCAGCTCCGTGGGCAGACGCGGCTGCAGGTGCTGAACCTGCCGGTGCTGGCCGAGACCGACGACGACATCGGCGTGTATCTGGCCGTTGGTGGCCGGCTTGGCGCATGGAACGGCGCGGCGGTGCATCTGAGCGACGATCGGTTCCAGACATGGACCGAGCTCGCGAGCGTGACGCGCGGCGCGGTGATTGGTTCGACGACTACAGCGCTTGCGGCAGAGACCGGCGGCTTCCCCAGCGTGCAGAGCTTGACTGTCTCGCTGCCAAGCGCGCCGGAGTCGCTGGACTATGCCGACATGCTGCGATATCGGAACCGCGCGGCGATCGGCAGCGAGGTCATCCAGTACGAGGACGTCACCGATCTCGGCGCCGGACTGTACCGGTTGGATGGGGTCATTCGTGGCACCTACGCGACTGACGCGATCGCTCACGCCATCGGCGCGCGCTTCGTCCTCCTTGATGCTGCCGTGCTATTTGTTCCGATACCTCGCTCAAAGATCGGCCAGAGCTTCCAGCTGCGCGCGGTGACAAGCGGCACCAGCCCGGACGCGGCCCCGATCTACACGTTCAGCTTCACGACGTGCGTCAGCCAGACCGAATGGCCCGTGCACAGCGTAACGGCCGTGCGCGACATTTCCGATCAGGTCACCGTTTCGTGGATCGGGCGTGGACGTATTGGCCCGGAGACTGCCCCATATAACTCGCGTTACTTCACCGGCTATCGGGTCAGTTTCTCCGATGGGCACGTGGTCGAGACAACGGCAACCACTATCACCTACGCTGGCGCCCCAGGCTCCGGCGTACCCGTAGGCGTGACCGTTACGGTCTGCGCCTTGAACGCCATCACTGACGCCGGCCCGGCGTCTACAGGAATCACCATATGAGCGCGACTCCGAACCTTCTGCTGCAGGACGTGCCTGCGAACAGCCTGCAGCCATCCGTCCCGGTCAACGCAGGCCTGCGCGTGCTTGATGCTGTCGTCCAGCTGGCGATCCAGACGACCACCAACACCCCGCCGGCCACCACCTCGCCGGCCGACCTCGGCAAGCGCTGGATCGTCGGGGAGTCGCCGTCTGGCGCATGGGTGGGCCATGCCAGTGCGATCGCGCTGTGCGTCGGCGCCGACCTTTGGCAGTTCATCGTTCCAGCGGAGGGCTGGGCAGCGTACGACCGGGGGGCAGACGTCTGGCGCGACTTCGGCGGCAGCGCATGGGCGCAGCGGAACGCGGCCGTCGGCGGAGAATTCGCCGGTCTTATCACCGGCCTGATTTTGGAGTGGGTGTCCGGCACATCACTGAGGGTCAGGTCCGGCGCGGCGCATATCGAAAGCACAGGGAAGGTGTTCGCGGTCCCATCATCGGTCACGAAGTCGAGCCTGTCGCTCTCGAATGACACGACCTACCACGTATTCCTGTATTCGAACGCGGGAACGCCGGATATCGAGATCGTCACCACGGCTCCGGCTGCGGCCTACTCAGGGACGGCTCGCAGCAAAACCGGAGACGCATCACGCCGCTATCTGGGTAGCGTCCGTTCCGACGGGGCCGGGAGCATGTACAACTTCCTGATGTCTGGGCATAGCATCGCTTACAGGAACATCCAGGACGGATCGCCTTTCCGCGTGCTCAGCGGCGGGACATCCACCACGGAGACGTCGGTCAGCCTGTCGGCCGTCGTCCCCGCCACAGCCTTTCTTGCCAGTATTCGGCTGATCAATACGGCAACAAGCGGAAACCTGTACACGGGCACGAGCGATGATTCTGCGGCTGGACCGCCGTCGTCCGGCATCGTGGGTCTGTCTCCGGGGCAGGCGTTTATACCCCACCCACTCAATGGTTCCCAGGCGATGACCTACTGGTATGACGCAACCCCGGTGAGCGGGTCGGCTTACATCGACGTCTATGGGTACGCCTTCGAGCGATAAAAAAAGCCCCGGACGTTCCGGGGCTTTCTGGTCGCTTACGAATTGACGCCGATTGATCAGCCCGGGCGACCCGGTGACGATTCGACGGTGCTGGTTGCGTACGGATAATCGAACGGCGGGAGTTCGCCAGGATCAAGCAATCTGATCTGCGACTCGGGAACCCATGTGTAAGCGCGGTCGCCGTCGCCATCGACATGCAAAAGCTGATAGCTGGTCTCGACACCTTCCTGCGTGCACACGCCGTTGATGTAACCTTTTCGGCCAGACACATTGTCCTTTGCCGGGCTTCGTTGCTGGTATTGACTCATCTATTGCACCTCTCTGGTTTTGCGACAGAATCAGCTGTCGCGTCTGTGGGCTGGTTATTGCTCGCCATCACTGTCGTATTCAGGGTATTCGTCATCGTCGCAAGCGCAGCTCAACTCATCGTCGTTGACCAAGTTTTTACATTCCGGGCATGCGCGTAGCATTGAAACGCCTGTTTTCATACACCCGCCAGCGTGACAAAGATCATCGCAGCACGGCTTGCCATCGCTTGGGCAGTAGCTCACGAATCACCGCCTTCCGCATCGGCCGGCTGTGCGAGCGCGGCGATAACTGAAGCACCTATCCGGCCCGTGTAGTCACGCATGCGTTTGTTTGCGCCGCGCAGTTGCAGCAGCGAGTTGGTCAGATAATACGAATCGCATTCAGCCACAAACTGACGCACCGTGCGATCACCCATTGCGCCCCATGCCGCCGTCCATGCGTCGCCGAAACATGCAATTGTGATGCGGCCGGCTCCGGGCTTCGTGTCCTCGAAATAGCAGTAAATCGGGTCCAGTGATTCGGATCGCGGGATGTGAAGAGTGCTCGCAACCATTCCCCCGACGCCGGCAGAGTGGTCGGGCGCTGGGCTTGCGGCGAGCATGTAGGTCCACACGAGGTCAAAGTTGCCATCGTATCCAGCCTGTCCCGCGTTCCTCATTTCGCGCGTTGACTTTTTCGGCACCAACTGCCACCCCTCCGCCACCATCCCGAGCTTATCCTCGGCATGGTCCGTGCGTGCGAGGGCGCGGAGTAGTTCGGCCGTGTCGGTGATCTCCGGGTGATATGGCCAGCGTTCGATGTCCGAGATCGGGGCGTATTGGACTAGAGCCTGCTCGAACATGTCGAGCATTTCGGCCGCGCGCTCCGCCAGCCGCATGATCTCGTCACGCATGGTCGCCTCCTGCCAGTCTGCTGGCGATACGCGGCGCCCACCATCTCGGGTCGCTGATTACTGTTCCCGGCGGCATCTCGCGTGCAAGCCATTCGGTGAAGTCTGCCAACGCCTCGGCTCCCACCCCAGCGTGTGCGGGCGATGGGTGGGCGTCGTCTGGGAATAGCTCGCGCTCGACTGCCGAACAGCCGTTGGAACGACAGCTATCAGGCGTCGGGCACAGGCTCCCGGGTCGGTGCTGCCAGCATGTGGTCGCGGCCTCGCCACGAATCGCCGCCTGAGTCTCCGGCGAGCTACGGGCAATGGTTCGCTCCATCGCGTCATGTAAAGCATCGCCAGACTGCGCCCGTGCTGCGGGCTCGGCTGGCGGATGCTGGGGGAGGGTTGCAGCAGCGATCAAGGTGTCGATGCGCGAGACCACCACGTCGATAGCTCCATTGTTGCCGCAGCGGAAAACGGCGTCGCCCTTGTTTGGGTTGTCTTTGATCGTCAGAACGTCAGCGCGGAAGTCCTTCAGAAACTGTATCGGCACCGCACCTGCGCGCACTGCGGCCTGGGCGTGGGTGTAGAGGGCGCGGACTTGCTCAAACCAGCCGAACTTGTCCTCCCTCAGCGGGTTTTGCGTACACCCGAAAGATCCAGCCATCGGGCACGAATCGCGGCCGGCCAAGATCGCAAGGCGGAAGTCGTATTCCTCTTTGCTGATCGGGCACCAGTCGTCGTAATTCCCATCAAGGGCGACATCTGTCCGTCTCTGCCACGCCACCGGCTCAGCGCTCGCAAGCGCTGATTCGATTTCGTCGGCGATGTCTCCGAGAATCCGGCCAGCGGGCCAGTTCGGAACTTTGAGCTGTCGAAGTTTGGCAAGCGCTTCGGATAGTGCGGTGGTGGTCATGATTTGGGTCCTTTGTGGTTTGCGGCGCGGTGCCAGCGTCGGATCGATAGAAAATGGCGGATAGGTTTGCAGTGACCGCATTTCCACGCGACTCTATGCGCAGCCCGCGCCATAGCGATATGCCTACGCTTGATCTTCACGTCGCACCCTCCGCAGCGGGGCCGAGCTTGTCCAGCGCGGCGAGTAGTCGGCCAAGCCGCTTATTGAATCCTTCCGGATCGCCGGGCAGCGCATCCCTCGCCGCCAGCACTTCGGCCAGTAGCTCGGCGCCCTTTGCATCGGCTGCGCGCAACTGTTCGGCGCGCTCCCTTACTGCCTGAAACGGGCTCCCATCAATATCCCTGATCGGCATTTGATATATTTCGGCGCAGGCCTGTTTCCAGTATTTGTCTGGGCCGGTTAGTACTTTGCTACCGTCCGGCGTCGCCTCAACCGGCACAAGCGCCCATCTTTCAGTGGTCATGCTGCGGTCCTCTTGATCGATTTGAATAACCCCCTGGCCTTGCCGACCGCGCGCACCAGCAATCCGGGCTTCGACAGTTCTGCCTTCAGCCGATAGATCTCAGCATCGCGGCACCGGATGATGTGCCGGAGCGTGTCCTTGCGCGGTTGCTTCATGCGCTTGCGGGGCTTGGGGAATAGCTGGTCGCTGCGCATCACGAAGCATCCTTGAGCGAGACGATAACTTCGGTGCGGCGCTCAATCATCACCAGTGAGCCGGAGTCCATTTCGTCGGCGTGGGGACTGCCGGCGTAGGTAGCGTCTGACGGCTTCCTGCAGTAAGCGGGGTCGTGTATCTGAGCGATCTCGGGGTCGACCCATCCGTATTCCGTGAAGCGCGCGTCTTCGTACGTTACGCCCCACGCCTTGCCATTTTTCACGATCATCACGCCGGTTTCGATTTTCACAAACATCTCTGATAAATCTCCCAAGCTGAAACGTAGGGGATCGCGTACCGCTTCGCGATGTCGCTGGCCTTGATTGCCTCCGCCAGCCCGTGCCGTGAGCGGATCGCGGCGACGACAGCATCGGTACGCGCCCGACCGGCGAGCGATGACACTCCGGGGATATCCGGCAGATCGTCGACGGTTGGCCTGTCGATTCTCATGCCTGGCCGATATCCCCAGCCGGCGGGCGCGTATGCCGGGGCTGTCATTTTGCGAACGCCGCACGCATCAGCACCGCCTGCAGCGCGTCGCAGATCTTCACGAAGTCCGCGCCCGCGTAGATGACCGCGCCGGCTTCACGTTTGGCCGGGTGAATTCCAAGCGATGCGAGGCCGGCTGCGGTGATCGTGATCGGCGACAGGCGGGCGTTGATGTCGCCGAGCTTGATCGGCGGCAGCGCCTCTTGCGGAATGTCGGTGGCCGCCGCCGGTGTCAGTCCTCCGCCCCCAAGTGTCCCGGCACTCTGTTCGTGGCTCCCGGAGCCGGTCGTATGCCGGACGCGATCAGAGACTTCACCACTATCGGGTACACCGCTTGAAGGTTTGGAGCCGTGCACCGAATCGGCGGCCACCTGTTCTTTTTTCGCCTGTTCGCGCGCCAGCTTTTCGACCTCCTCAGCCCGGATACGCTCCCGTTCGTCGTCCAGCCGCTTGCGCTCGCGGGCGTCGTGTTCGGCGATCCGCGTCGCGATCAGGTTGCGCAAGTCGTCCGGCGCCTTTGTGGCGCACAGCTGCACGCGGTCGGCGAAGAGCGGCTGATAGCCGCCTGCTACTTCGCCAAGTACAGACACGCATGCGCGCACCCGGTCGGCCTGCTGACTGGCCACGATCTTGAGATTCGCCGCGGCTGATTCGGCGGCGTCGCTGATGCTTGCGATCGTCTTGCGGCCCTTGATGGCGGTCCCGATCTCGGCAGCGAGCGTCGCCGGCGGGAAGATGGCATGCGGCCCCATGCCGGCATTGATGCCCGCGTAGTGCTCCAATACCCCGGCGCGGGCCTTGTCGACGATCTCGGTGCACCTGGACACCTTCCGAGCCTGTATGAGGCTGGAAAGCGGCAGGCGAGTCTGCCGCACGGCTTCCTTGACCCGACCAACCAGGCTGACGGCTTCCGCAATGCTTTCGCTGCCGCTGAGAATCCTTGCCCTCACCGCCTCAAGCTCCGATTCGATGGTCGCGCACCACTTCACGGTCGCATCCGCATCCGCGAAATCCTGATCGGTGATCAGCTCGCGGTTGATGTTCCCGAGGTAGGCGGAGACGGCGGCCTCCCATTGCTCCGCATTCGAGCGTGTGACGACGCCTGTCGCTTCGATGACCAGCGGCATCAGCTGGCCGGGTGCGCGGCCGGTGGGCGCAGGGGCGACGTCTTCCTTCGCCCGGTACGCCAACACATCGGCCTCGAACTGCTGCCAGCCGGCGACGATGCGCGCGGCGAGCACCGGGTCGGGATCGTACCAACACCATCGGGCAGGCTCCGCCAATTCGATTCCTTCCCATTTCGACGCGCCGAAAAGGATCCGCGCGCCATCGGCAACGATGGATTGCTGTTCAATCTGGATGCGGTGATATTCGGACAGGTCTGCACCGACGCAGCTGGGGACCATTACGGCGCGCAGCGTGTCGTTCAGCGTCTTGTGCTCGAACGCCACATCCTGCAGCAGCGTCAACCCGTCGAAGCTGGCCGACAGTTTCGGGTGCAGGTCCGACACACCGACGCACGGATAGAGATCCTCGCCGATGATCGCCTCCGCCAGCGGCCGGGCCAGGGCCTCGAACCGGTGTCCGTCATCGAAGCGCCGCTGTGTTGCGTCGTCGACCTCGGCCGTCACGCCCGTGGCGTACTCGCGGACCAGCTGCGCGCGGGTCTTGTACGGCGACACGCCAAGCATTGCCGGCGCATCGCTTGCGTTGAAGTGCGTCGCGCGGTGGGCATGCCATTCTGGCGAGCCCTGGGTAAGGTTGACGGTCTTCATGCCCGCGGCTCCCCGGTTGCGGCATCCCAGTATTCGTTCGGCGCGCTACCGCCTTCCGGCAGTGGCGGGATGTCGTCGGACTGTGCGACCTGTTCGGTGAACTCGGCATCGATCGGCGCGTCTGCGGGCTTCGCCGGCCCGGCCTTGATCGCCGCAATCTGCTCAGCCGACAGGATGCCTTTCGACGATACGGTCGCGATCAGATCGTCGGCTGTGCGCTTTCCGTCGCTGATGATCTTGTGCCACTGCGGCAGGTTCTTTGCGAATGCTTCGTCGCTGTACGGCTGCAGTTCGGCAGGCTTCGCGGCTGTTGGCTGGATAGTCGCCACGACGGTGGCATCCGGTACCGGGTCTTCCATTTCGTCCGGGGTGTAGACGCCGAGCAGGGCGTCTGGAGCGTATCTGCGCGCCCATTGGCGAGTGCCGCGATAGACGAGCATGTCGTCCGGAGAGCGCTTCCAGTTGTCGTTCGTGGTCTTCCACGCGCCGACCGTGCCCTGCACTTGCTGATCTTTTCCGGTCCCGCGCGGGCGACCCGTCACGATCACTGTTCGGTTGTCGTTTCCAGGCGTTCCGCCGAACTCATACTGCAGGCGGCCATCGATCGCGCCCATCGCGTACAGAGCAGCCGCGACGAGCTTCCCCTCGTAGCAGAGCTTTCCGCGTACGACAGACGTTGCCTGCGCGACGCTCACAGCATCCATGCCCCACCGCTGCGCCTGCATCACGATCAGCAGGCAGTCGCCCGGCTTTCCGCGCAGATGGTCGGGCATGAGGCTTGCGCTAGCCATGACCTCGGCAAGCGTCAGCGCCTCATTGATTGACGTCGGCACCAGCGCGTTCATTCGCGACTCGGTGCTGGTTTGCTGCGGCAGCGCGCCGCCGGTATTCCGTTTCACAATTTCGTTCATTCTGTTTCCCCGTGAGATTCGTGCGCGGGTGGCGCGTGGTGATTATTCCGCCGACGGTGCCGGCGCGCTTTCGATCTTCGTGAAGGGGTATTTGTCCGGGAACGGCTTGATGTTCTTGTTGAAATACCCGCCCTTCGATTCTGCCGACATGAGTGCGTCGAACTGTTCCTGCGGCGCGGTGTAGTGGTAGAGGCTCGTTACTTCGCCTTTCCAGTTCTTGAAGCGCACGGCGAGCGTGCTTGTTTCCGGGTCGAATCCGAGCGCATGGATTTGCTTGGATTTGACTTCAATCAATTTGACGATTGGCATTGCTGTTTTCTCCGTTGGTGGGCTTTTCGGCTGCGGCCTCCCCCAGCGAATTAGGGGGTTATTGCCGTGGACCGGCTCGGCAAAACCGGCAGGCCGCATGCGAAAAGGTGCCGGACTTTCACTGCGTCCGGCTGCAGGCCCCGTATATGTCCGGGACAACGACGCTCTATGGCGATGGATGGCGAAAGCGACGTAAGTATTTCTTGCCCGCTTACCTTTCGCAGAAACAACGCGGGCCGCATGGCTTCATCCTCGTGCTTAGATCACGATTAACCGCCTCTCTGGTGCATTCTTGCCATGCTGCGGACATGGCGTGTGGTTGCTGGGGATGGAAGCCTGCCGCAGTCGGCCGGGCGCATCTCTGCACGGGATGTCCGGTTATTCCTCTTTCGCTGTAGCTTCCAATTCGGCGAGCCTTTTCATATCCGCCAGCGCCGTTTCGTTGTCGCAGTAGAAATCCGGGATTTTCTTCAGGGTCGGATCGCTGGCCATGTAGATCAGCGCGGCGGCGGCAGGCGTGCCCATCACATACTCAAGCGCAGCGCCGCCGGGGCCGGCGAGATGCACAACCCATCCTGCGCGACAGTGGGTCGTGTCGCAGGCGTGCCACGATCCCATTTCGAGCGAACCCGGCGCTGCCGCTGCTGCATAAACGGCTGAATGGATTCCGGTGATGATGACCGGACATTTCCGCAGGTCGGCACCGCGCAGGTCGGCATCGCTCAGGTCGGCACCGCGCAGGTCGGCATCGCGCAGGTTGGCACCGCGCAGGTTGGCACCGCTCAGGTCGGCATCGCGCAGGTCGGCACCG